GTGTAATTAAAGAAAAGAGAAAGAGAAATCACTCTAAGTATCCTCCTAAGGCAGTACCTGCATTATTCAGTAGTAGCCACTATATTACTTCATATAGCTGTCCACTCAGAGCTATCCTCTTTATAGAAAATCCCCCCCTTCGTCACCTACACCTGGTGAAGCGAGAAAAGTAAGTTGTTGTTGTAACTCGCTTGCTTGGGTTGCTTTCTCCATTCGAGAGCCTAAACTACCAGCGGCACCACAAATCTTCCCATACGCATACTTGCGTTCAAGGTTGAATTCGTGCCAGTTTCGGATTGAAACTTGATAGCCTTGAGATCGGATTATCTCAGCGGCCCTATGAACAAGAAAGTCATAAGTCTCACGCCCGTGTTCAGCAATGTAACGAGCGTAAGTGTCGAAATTTGTTTGTAGGCAGTCTTCGAGTACTCTGCCTTCTTTTGTCCAGTTCATAAGTTCGAAAATTGGTTCCAATTGAACTGGAGCCCAGCAAATATCTACATATTCTGGGTCTTGTCGGAACTTTCGTTTTAGGAATTGTGCTTCATCCATTTTGACGAATGGTACAAACTCGTCTCCTTTAGTAGCCATAGTATACTGGAAACCATGTACGGTCATTACTGTACCGATGTTAACCATATTAAAGTAATCTACAGCTTCAGAAGATTCGCCTATATCATCGTCGCCGAAATACACTCCTGTGACATTCGCGTCGTACACATCCATAACGTTTGTTCCTCTTGTATCATACTCATCCCATAAGTCTTCATCAGAATTATCTGGTTTGAGTAGTCGGTTTTGTCCGTCGACGAGCATTGGTAATAGTGGTCCATCGAATGCAATATTCAAATACATTTCCATAAAGCACGCCCTCATCATACAATCATTGGGTTGGGAATTAAAAATGGTAGTTATTACACTCCCAGAATTATTACCGTGATGTTTAGAATAAACAATCCAAGCTCCTACTAACGAATTAAATAAGATATGGACTGATTGTAACAACTCGGCAAATAAAATAGCCCTCATGTCAAAGAATTCGTCCTTATAAAAGTCTTGCATAGATAAAGCAATACTCGAGCCCACTGATTAAGGATGGCTCCGTCATAATTACTCTGGTCTCCTTCTCGTACGCGTCGGCCTCCGAATGGGAACAAACGGTTTCTTAGATGGGCCCATTCGGGTCCCTCCGGATTTATCCCCACTGCACACGAATTATCATTGTGTGCTGCCATTGTTGCGGCGATAAAGTCACCCATATACTTTTTACAGATATATGTAAGGGCGCATGGTGATATAACAAACATGCGTTGTTTCCCTTTTAACACTTTTTCTGTCGGTACACGAGCGTCTTTCTTGCAATCTTGCCAGAAGAACATAGGACGTTCACCTTTTAAAAGCTTTGCTTCTGCTTCATCTACAGTGGTTCTGAACTCATCATCTATAATAGTTCCGTTTTCGAAATCCATAAAATCTCTTTTACCTGCTTGTTTTGCTCGGCGAGAGAAAGGATACCCCATTGAGGAGTCTTTATTCAACGGACGTATATAGTCGGTGTTTACATTACCAGCTATAATTTCAGCCTCAGTTTGCAATTGCGGTTCACGCTCTTTGTATCGATCTAGCGATTCATTCCAGAGTGTTCGGACTCTCCAGCCTACTGCTTCTTCGATATCAGCAGCGAAAGGGACGGTCATGCGTCCATACTTTTCCACCTGCTGTTTGCACGGATCAGGAATTCCCAACCGTGCAACCTCCTGTCGCGATAGTGTTGGTCGAGTGGTATGTGGATGTATCTTATCAAACGTCGGTAATTTAGTATACATAGTCTTCTCTATAGAGCCCGGTGAAACCGAAGAAGCCAAGAAGCCTATTGGCGTTAAGCAACGATCTCCAGTAGCTGGAAAAAGTGCATCAATCTCGATCCTAGTCAAATCAATGGTATCTATTAACCGCACTGTGTCAGGCATTTCTGGTACCTCGGCGGCCTTATCTA